TTTACATTAACATGGAGACACTGGTCAATATGCACCAGCCTGCTAACCCTGTTAAGTTTCTTGATAAGGTGTGTGAGCATTTCGAGGCTAAGATTGCAGATGCTTATGACACACTAGCCCAAGAGACCAATGCCTACGAAAATCGAATGAAGATGGAACGTGAGGTCATTGCGAATCGTGGTATTTGGATGGCTAAGAAGCGGTACATTCTCAATGTGCATAACAGCGAGGGTGTCCAGTACGCCGAACCTAAACTCAAGATGATGGGTATTGAGGCAGTCAAGTCCAGTACACCTCAGGTGGTTCGTGATAAATTCAAGGAAGTGTTTCATATAATAGTCAATTGTACAGAATTAGAAACACAATCGTTCATTCGTGATTTCAAGAAAGAGTTTAGCAATTTGCCTCCCGAGAACATTGCCTTTCCTCGTGGCGTTACTGATGTTAGTAAGTATTCTGACAGACGTACCATATATGGCAAGGGTACTCCAATCCATTCGCGTGGCGCCTTACTATATAATCATCATGTCAATAGACTTGGCTTAGGTGATAAGTATGAGAAAATTCAGAATGGCGAAAAGATTAAGTTCGTTTATCTGAAGCAGCCTAACACCATCAAAGAGAATGTTATATCGTTTCCTGGTGCATTGCCCAAAGAGTTTGGACTACACTCGGCTATTGATTATAACAAGATGTTTGATAAAACCTTTCTTGATCCGTTAGAGCCTGTTCTAGAGGCTGTCGGTTGGTCAAGCGAGCCCAGAGCAAGCTTAGAAGATTTCTTTGCTTGACATGAACACGAAAATGGACTATAATAAGTTCATGTATTCAATAACTATATTCAAAAACACGTTCGATAACAAGACACACAGAACCATGGAGTTTGCTTCGTGGTCTAAATTCAAGAAGTTTCTTGTCAATGTCTCAAAAGAACCAGGAGTCAAAGGTGGTAATAACTCTTCTGCTTTGCTTAGCCCTGCTGCTTATGTCAAAGACAGTACGCGCAGTAATAGGAACGTTGTGCGTTGGTCTCGTTGGTGCGCTGTTGATGTGGATGATTTTGATATCCATACCGGAGAGCTACATCACAACCTGCAAACAATCTGCGGAAACTATAGTTTCGTATGTTACTCCACAGCTTCAAGTACTCCTGTCCAACCTAAATTTCGTCTCGTATTTCCATTAACGCGAGAGCTAGACAAAGAAGAGATCCCGCACTTCTGGTACGCTTTCAACAAACATCTGAAAGATATTGGAGATAAGCAGACTAAAGATCTGTCGCGCATGTATTACGTACCCGCACAATATCCAGATGCTTGTAACTTCATCTTTGATAACGAAGGTGAAGATGTAGACCCAGACTATATAATGTCCCAGTGGTCATATAAGCCCAGCACAGGTAATAGTTTTCTAGACAGATTGCCTCCTGAGATGGCGAAAGCAGTCATTGAACACAGAAAGTCTTCAATGAATAATGATAGTGGCATAGTATGGAGCACGTATCGTGATTGCCCATTCTTTCCCAAACAGTTATCAGTTGAATATATGTCTATAACCGGTACCGGGTGGTATCACAAAATGTATCAGATCATGGTTGCAACTGCAGGCAATGCAATCAAGAGAGGATATCCAATCACTGCACAACAAGTTGCTGAGTTATGTAGACAGCTTGACAATGATAATGGAATGTGGTATGATAACAGACCACTCGAAGTTGAAGCTGATAGAGCAGTGGAATATGCTTATAAAAATGTATAGGAGAACCGTATGAGTGATAATGATGAAAAAATTATATCTTGGGATGACGTTGATCAACCCAAAAGAAAAAAACAGTCTCAGAACAAATTTCGAATTGGTATTCTTGGCCAAAACTATTTGGCACAATCGGTTAGGGTTTCTTTAGATACAAAATCAATTGACTATAAACATCTAGACGCCCATGATATAGACGCTCTGGTTGATTGGCAACCAGCACTTGTTTTTGTCTGTACTGACATTCCTCTTTTGCCTAATAACTCAGTTGACGATGCGGTTTTCATAGACAATATCCTAAAATTATCTAAAAAAACTGATTCAGGTATTTGTATTAAAACTACCATTAATCATGATACGTTCAACACACTTACTGCGGCAGTTGGTAATCCATTTATTCAGACGAAGGTTGTATATTCTCCTGAAGTGTCGGAAAATATGGATGATATTCTGAATGGCGAATTTGTCTTGTTGGGTGGATCATCGGCTTCTGTAAAATCATTAAAAGAAATTATGATGAATGTTACTTCATACTCTATGAAAGAAATAATTACCGATACTATACCCAATATTATTTTTACTAAATTGGGGTTGTCTGGATTTAAAGCGGTTAAACAAACATATTTTAATCAGTTGCATCAGACAATTTTAGATATTGGCGGATCAAATCCTACAGCAGTACGAAGATTGATGCTCAGACATCCTATGCTAACCGACATCACATTAACTATTCCTACCTATATACGTGCTTCTGTCGATTCAGAAGTATCATACAAACAAGCAATATCATATGGCGGTGAATATGCTAATTCGGATGTGAAACTTTTAGTCGGTATGACAGACAAACTTACTGTGTTAGACGAATGCGTTAACATCCGAAATCTTAAGGATTGATATGAACGTTGAGATCTGGGGTAAATTAACTTGCACCTTCTGTGACGCAGCTATAAAACTGTGTGAAGAAAAGGGTATTAAGTATGAATATAAAACATATGAAATAGATTTTACTAAGGAAGAAATCTTAGAAGAGTTTGTGGGTGCAACTACCTTTCCACAAATTAAAATTGACGGTGTCCCAATTGGTGGGTTCCAAGAACTGGAGAAAATACTATGTCGCTAATGGCGAAACTAAAGAAGAACTCAAAGATTAAACTGACTTCTCAGATGAACAAGTCGGAGTTTTTTCAAGAGAAAGAAGTGGTGCCTACTGATGTACCCATGCTAAACGTGGCACTCACTGGTAGTCTAGACGGTGGTATCACCTCTGGTCTTACCGTTCTTGCTGGACCATCGAAGCACTTTAAGACTTCGTTTGCACTGAAGATGGCAGCTGCCTACTTGAATGCCAAACCTGATGCAGTCATGTTGTTCTACGATTCAGAGTTTGGTTCACCTCAATCATATTTTGACGAGTTTGGTATTGATACTTCGCGTGTACTTCATACACCTATTACAGATGTAGAAGAGTTGAAGTTCGATGTAATTGCTCAGTTAGAAGCAATGGAAAAAGAAGATGACGTTATCATCGTAATTGATTCTATTGGTAATCTTGCGTCTAAGAAAGAACTCGAAGATGCTATCAACGAGAAGTCTGTTGCTGATATGTCTCGTGCAAAAGCCCTGAAAGGTTTGTTCCGCATGATGACACCTTATCTGGCAATGAAGAACATTCCGATGTTGGCTATCAATCACACTTACAAAGAGATTGGTTTGTATCCTAAAGATATCGTAGGCGGTGGTACCGGTATCTACTACAGCGCAAATACCATCTGGATCATTGGTCGCAGACAGAACAAAACTGGTACTGAAGTCATGGGTTATGATTTTGTTATCAAGGTTGAAAAGTCTCGCTTTGTCAAAGAACAGTCTAAGATTCCCATCACCGTCTCCTGGGAAGGTGGTGTTGATGAAATGTCTGGGCTACTTGATGTTGCAATGGCAGGTGGATATGTTGTGAAACCTTCTAACGGATGGTATCAAAAAGTAGGCGAAGAGAAAAAGTATCGTCTTGCTGATCTTGACAAAACATTCTGGACACCTATTCTAGACCTACCAGACTTTCAAGAGTTTGTAAGAAAAGCATTCTCTGTGGGTAGTGCCGTTGTCGATCTAAACATTGAACTTGAAGGAGAATTCAATGGCTAGGGAAGGTATAGATTATGATCTTGTTCCTGCTGATGATGGTGAAGGTAACAAACAGGCTTGGGACGTAAGATTTACTGAAGGTGATTTTGTCGAGACTGTTATTCGTTATGGTAATATTGCCTTTGAGAATGATTGCTTAAAGTTTAATTTTGTGATACAATCTAGTCCAGATGGTGATCTTACTGAAGATGATGTTGGTCTTCAAGAGTTCGCCGCTGATGTACTAGAGAGTATTTTAGAAGAAGCGGCTAAGGACGGATCTTTAGTTTACGGAAACCCAGAGGAAGAAAAAAGCAATGAAGATTGATCTAGAACAAACTATTCTTAGAAATATGCTAACCAATGAAGAGTATATGCGTAAAGTTATACCTTTCATCAAGCCTGATTTCTTTGAAGGTGTTTATAGATCATTATTTGGTGAGATAATCAAGTTTGTGGGTAAGTATAATAAACTTCCCACACTTGATTCTTTCAAGATTGAGATAGATCAGTCAGTAAAATTTACCGAACAAACATACACACACGCTCTTGACATTCTGCCTACCATCTTTGAAGCCAAGGATGAGAATGAAGAGTGGTTGTTAGATACAACAGAAAAATGGTGTCAGGATCGCGCAGTCTATTTGGCGATCATGGAGAGCATCCAGATCATTGATGGTAAACACGACACAATGACAAAGGATGCTCTCCCAGACATCTTACAGAACGCACTGGCGGTGTGCTTTGACACCAACGTAGGTCATGATTATCTTGAGAACGTTGATGAGCGATACGCCTTTTATCATGAGCAAGAAGAACGTATTCCGTTCGACCTTGAGTACTTCAATACCATTACCAAAGGTGGTTTGCCAAATAAGACGCTGAACATCGCGCTGGCAGGTACAGGTGTAGGTAAGTCTCTGTTCATGTGTCATGTCGCCGCCAGTGCCCTATCGCAAGGTCGTAATGTCCTTTACATTACATTAGAGATGGCAGAAGAACGCATCGCCGAACGTATTGATGCTAACTTGATGAACGTTGCTATTGATCAACTCGATCATATGTCTGAAAAGATGTTTAAAGATCGTGTTGGTAAGATTGCCGAGAGTACACAAGGTAAGTTAATCATCAAAGAATATCCTACTGGTGCTGCTCACACAAGTCATTTTCGTGCATTATTAAACGAATTGAAGTTAAAAAGAAAGTTTTTACCTGAAATTATCTTTGTAGATTATCTAAATATATGTGCGTCTTCTAGAATGAAGGGCATGGGTGGTGCTATTAACTCATATTCTTACATCAAGAGCATTGCAGAAGAGTTGCGCGGGCTAGCGGTTGAGTTCAATGTCCCTATCATGTCTGCAACGCAAACGACACGAA